AATAACTTTTTCTTTATTTTTTTTATCTAATGAGGAAGTGGGTTCGTCTAATATAATTGCTTTATGTTTATTGAATAAGAATCTTAATAACCATACAATTTGTCTTTGTCCTCCCGATAAAAGAGAACCGCTCTTACCTACCTTTTTATTCATTAATCTTTTAAAATCTGGAATAATATCATTTATTTCATTTTTTTTAAGTATATTGAATATTTGTTTTTCACTTATTTTTTCATCAATACCATATGTGATATTTTCATATAGAGTTCTATTAAATAATTTAGGGTGTTGTGGAATATATCCTATAACTGCCCTAAGTTTATCTATAGGAACTTTATTAATTTCTATATTATTAAGTAATATTTGACCTTTTTTATAATCTTTAAGTCTAATAATAAGTTTAGCAATAGTAGATTTTCCAGAACCAATGGTACCTATAATTGCCGTAGTTACATTCGGTTCTAAAGTAAGATTAAAATTTTCAAATATAGGTTTATCTGTATATCCAAAAGTTAAATTTTTAATTTTAATGGTTGTTTCTTTAATTTTACTAAGTTTTTCAATATTATTAGGATCATATGTTTCTTTGCTATTTTCAGGTAATCTATTTAAAAATGCCTTTAAAATATCAACTCTTCCTTTAGTATCTATAAAAAACTGAGTATCATAATAAATAGACATTAGTGTTGTTAATATAGAGTAATTAATAATTACAATAGATACTAAAGTTCCTATTTTATATGTATTATTGAGGTATAATTTGAAGGAAACTAAATTTAGAACTATAAATATTATAATAAATGTAACGGAATAAATTATTTTAAAATTATTATTACATTTATTTAATATTCTTTCTGATTGACTTGTTTTAAGACTATAATCCCATAATCTATCTTTTTCATCTTTAGTTTTTTCAGATGTATAGATAGATAAAAGATTTGATAAAGTATCTTCTATTTCTTCATGCGTAAAATCATATATAGTTTCTGAATCTATTACTTTTTTTTCACAAGTTTGTGTATATTTATAACATATTCCTACTACTGCAACAATACAAACTAAATACACCAAACCTAATATTTTATTATGGTAAAATAAATATAGAAAGGTAGATACTATAAAAAATAAATTAGTAAATAAGAAATTTCTAACAGTTTGAAATACGTCATATAAAATATAAGGGGAATTAATTATTTTAGTAAGTATCTCACCTAATTTCAAATCTTCATAATTAGATTTATGTCTTTCTATAATTTCTTCAATTATATATTTTCTAATATAACTAATAAATTTAGGTTGTAAGTTAGAACTTATTCTACCAGATACTAAATTAAAAAACTGATATACTGACCAAATAAATATTAACATTATAAATATATTTTTTATTTCACTCATATTTTTCTTCTTTATAATAGAAATCAATTTACCATAATAATGAGGTAAAGCTACCTTATTTAATGGTATATATAAGAAAGTTAATATATATAAAATATACATATAAAGATTGTCTTTAATGAAATTAATATAAAGTTGATATATCATTATATTAATTAGAGGTAAAAAATATTTTTTTTTAAATTAAATTATAATATTTGGATTATTTTTACTTATACTATACACTTGGAATGAAATTCCTATACACTAGGAATAAATTCCCATTTTAAATGCTCGCAGATTTTCTCCCAAATTAAATCCTGTTGGTGTAATTTTTCCCTACTTTTTAGTAATATAAAACAATCCATAAATTCGTCTAAGTCTAATAATTGAACAAATTTATGTAGAACATAGGAATATGATAAGAAATTCTTTCTCTCTTTAGGACAATGTTTCGCAAATGGTATCTGTATTTCTTTAAACATTCTCCGTAATATTTCCTCTGTTTCTCTTGACATAATAGGAGGTGGTAATCCATTTAATTTATTCATAATATGAGGTACGTGTTCATAATATTTATTTTTTTTAAGTTTTTTGAGAATTTCTCTTATCTTACCCTGTGTTAAATTAGACATATTATCAATTCTTTCTTTTTTTATTTCTAATAATATTTGGTCATATAAATCTTTAGGTATATCAGTTGTTTCTTTGGCTTGAAATTGTGCCAACCATTCATTAAAATGATTAATTCTTTTATAGGCAAAATAACATACCTCTTTTGGCGGATCCTTATAAGAAGGTTTATCGGAATCAATAATAATATAGGAAATATCACCACATTTATTACATATCATACAACCCTGTGAAAGATGTATTATTTTTTCACCTTGACACTTTGTACATATGTCATTTGGATCGTCATATACTTTTACAAAATCATTATCTGTTATAGATAAATATTGTTCGCAAATATTTTTCCTAGAGTTTTTAGTTAATGAGTCTTTACTTAACCAATCCATAACACTTTTAGATGAATTTGTGGATTTTTTAGTTTCCAATGGTTTTTTACTATTTTCATAATAATCAAACAATAAACTTGAAGTTTTTAATAAATATTCATTCTCTTCATCATTATTTTCTAAACTTTTTATTTCATTTTCTATATTTTCAATTCTTTCCTCTAAATTATGTTTCACTTCAAAATCTTCATCATTTAAAGTTTTTAAATCTATACCTTCAAACTTTAAATATTCCTGTTGTAACACTTTTAATTCTCTCCTTTTTAAAGGTAATTTACCTTTTTTTTCCTTAAATTTTTTAATAGTTTTATTATGCTTGGCGTCAATAGTTGTTCTTGTATCCACATACTTCTTTTTCCTATTTTTTACCTTAAATGACATAATTAGAATATTATATTTATATATTTAAGAAAGTTCCTTTAAATTAAAAATTAATATGTATTTATTAGCATTTAATTTTTACGATAGCAAAAAAAAAAAATTTTTCTTATAAAAAATAATTCAATATATATTATTTATGGTTTATTTTTATTATATAAAAAAAATATAAATAAAACTTTATTTTTTATTAATTCTCGTAAAAAAAATATCTTGTTATAGATTATAAAAAATGGGAGGAGGATTAATGCAATTAGTTGCCTATGGCGCTCAAGATATTTATCTTACTGGTAATCCACAAATTACTTTTTTCAAAGTTGTCTACAGAAGACACACTAACTTCTCAATGGAATCCATTGAACAAACTTTCAACGGAACTGCTGATTTCGGCAGAAAGGTTGTCTGTACCATCTCCAGAAATGGTGATTTAATCCACAGAGTTTACCTCCAAGTAACTCTCCCTGGTGTTGTTGCCGTTGGTGGTGATTACTTCAGATGGGTCAACTGGGTTGGACACGCTCTCGTCAAGAACGTTGAAGTCGAAATCGGTGGACAAAGAATCGATAAACACTATGGTGACTGGCTCCACATCTGGAATGAACTTACCCAAACTGCTGGTAAACAAGCCGGATACGCCAATATGGTTGGTAACGTCGACAGATTATTCAGACCTGTTGGACGTTTATCAGGTGCTGGAGGTTCCGGTACTTCTAGTATTAGACAAGCTGGACACGCTGACGGTGAAATGCCTTCAGTTACTCTTTACATCCCACTTCAGTTCTGGTTCTGTAGAAACCCAGGTCTTGCTCTTCCACTTATTGCCTTACAATACCACGAAGTCAAGATTAACCTCGAATTCAGAACCCTTGCTGAATGCTGTGGTGTTAATTCAACATCTAATATTCCATCAGGTGTCTCATTAACTGGTGCTTCATTATATGTTGACTACATTTACTTAGATACTGATGAAAGACGAAGATTCGCCCAAGTTTCACACGAATACTTAATTGAACAACTTCAATTCACTGGCGATGAATCAGTCACTTCAACTAACAACAAGATTAAACTTAACTTCAATCACCCATGTAAGGAATTAGTATGGGTTACTCAATTAGATGACTGTGTTGTTGCCGCTCCTACAGGTGCCAAAGTTAAGGGCCGACAATGGTTTAACTATACTGATAAAGTTGACTCTACTCCATATGTTCAAAATGATGCCCTTGTTCTCAACGATATCTTAGATGGTGTTATTAATACCTCCCCAGGAGTAAATGTTGGTTCAGCATATGACGCAACTAATGCTATTAGTTCGGCACTCGATGCTAATAATACTACTAATATGGGTGGTCAAGTTGTTGCCGGTAATATTGACGGAAATGCCAATCCGGGTCTCTTATCCCTTAACAACGCCTTATATGACCAAGGTGAAAATCCAACCGTTACCGCCAAACTCCAACTTAACGGACACGATAGATTTTCACAAAGAAACGGAAGATACTTCAATCTTGTTCAACCATTCCAACACCACGAAAGAGTTCCAGCCACCGGTATTAATGTCTACTCATTCGGCCTTAAACCTGAAGAACACCAACCATCTGGAACATGCAATATGTCCAGAATTGATAACGCTACTCTTCACTTAACCTTATCCAGTCTCATCACTTCAAGTGCTGCTGCTAAGGTCAGAGTATACGCAACCAACTACAATGTCCTCAGAATCATGAGTGGTATGGGTGGTCTCGCTTACTCCAACTAAATTTATTTTATTTATCTATTTATCAAAAAAACAACAAAAAAAATTATATTTAATGATATTGAATATACTTTTTTATAAAATTTTTATAGTCATATATATTAAGTTACACTATGAAAAAATTAAGTTCAACTATAAAAGAATTAAGTTCCACTGTAAATAAAAATTATATTATCCCATTAGTTATAGTCATTTTAGTTATTTTAGTCATTTACTTTAGAGCAAAAGAAAATTTTTTTACAACAAATGAAATTGACCAAATAAAAAATACATTTAGAGGTATTTGGGGAGATATTTTAGATATTACTATACCCACAGTTAAAGAATTTAAAGGTTCCAATAAAAAAAGTGTTTCTAATATAATTAGACTTATACCTTGTAAAACAAACCTTTTTTCACATAGATTAATAAAAAATGAAATGAATAATATTAATAAAATTAATTACCAATACGGATTAGATGAACATATTAATAACCAACCTTCCGGATTACAAATAGGTAATGATTTAGCTACTGCTAAAAAAAATCTTAGTTATGGCTTTATTATAACATTTAATCCAGAACAATTAAAACATAACTTTGCTTATTTAGGTATAGAAATGAAATCCAGAAATGATTTCAATAACCTAAAGAAATTTAATAAATATAAAGATACTGTACCAGAAAGAAAAGTTATAGAAGTATTCACACTCAATAATTCCACTTCAGATTTATTACCCTACTTCAATAAAGGTCAAAATAAAAAAGATATAGAACTAATCTGTATTTTCGAAGAACAAAATAATTTAGACTTTATCAAAACCTTTAAAGATAACAAATTTAACTTATTAGACCTCTACGGCAATAAACTTATTACTGGATGTAAAATAGATAAACCATATTGTAATATTGAACTTGAAAATAAAGGTAATGTTAGGGGAAGAAATGGATATATAGTAGGTAAATACTCCCCCAAAGATAAAGGAGTTATTGCTCTTAACCAAAATGAAGAATTTCTTAAATATGATAATCCAAAAGAATGTAAAAATAATAGGAATAATCATAAATCATTATTTTCCAAAGAAATAAATACTAAAAAATTAGCTTTAGATGATGACCTAATTAAAAATGAAAAAGAATTTATTAAAAAACATTTAATTGAAAATACTGGCCTCAAATGTAGAAAACACCATTCCGAATATAACAAAGATTTCTATTATGGAGGTATAGATGAAGATGAAGAAGTAAAATGTTATGCCGAAAATATGGAATGTATTTATTATGATAATAAAAATAAATGTGAGGAAGAAACAGGAAAAATTAAAGATATTAAAAATAAATTATTTAATTTAGACCCTTATACAGAACAAGACCCATTTTATATTCCAGAAGATAAACAAGAAAGTTATAAATCTTTAAAAGGAATAAATTGTATTAAAACAAAAGAAGAAGAAGTTGTTTGTAAACATATTCATAATAGAGTATTATCAGATGTAATTACATTTACTATAAACGAATGCCCTGAAAAAAATGCGAAAGATATTTTAGATACTAGAAGTGTTTTACAATTAAGAAAAGCACCAGGATTAGGAGAATTTACTACAGAACAACAAAATGAATATTATAAAAATAAATACTTTATTGAATCATATAATAAAGATGATTATAACCCACACCTATTCTTCCAAAATATTAGATATTTTATGAAAATTAGAAACAAATTGGACCCCGACTCTCAAGAAATTACTACTATATGTGAACTAATAAAAATTAATAAAGACGGATCTCATAATTCAATAGGTTATATGTTAAATACCGATAATGATATTTATAACCTACAACCTTTAGATCGAATTTATATGTGTATTACTAAAAATAAAAAACTTAGTTACTCCATCTTAGATCAACAAAATAATATTATATCGCAACATATCTTTAAAGATAAATTAGAAGAGGATTTCGGTTCCCCTATTAACTACTATTTAGCACATAATAATACTAATATATTTGAAGAACCACATTATACCGAAAATGTAGCAGGTATGGTTATTCCATATATTTCAAATATTGAAATTAACTTAGTATGAAATTAACTTAGTATAAAATTAACTTAGTATAAAATTAACTTAGTATAAAATTAACTACCTAATTTTTCCTAATAATAAATTATCTATATATTAATTAATGATACAAACTAATAAACTTAAAATTATATTTACCTTTATTATAATTTTAGTTTTAATATTCCTATTTATGTATGATAAATCCCTTAAAGAATTTTTTTATTCAACTAACAAACTTGAAATTAATATTAATAGAAAAAATAATATTTTATTTTTAACTGACGATTTAGAGAAAATTACACAAATTAATAAAGGAACTTTCCTTATGAAACATAACAAAATATTTAAATCAAATGAAGATATTAATAGGAATTTTAAATATAATGGTTTTGTTTTTAAACCTAATGTGAACTTTAAAAATATTAAAATTGGTTTACATAATGATAATGATAAAAAGCAAGAAATGTCATTTTATTTTGATATTAAAGAAAACAAAACCTTTAATATTAAAGAATTAGATTTTGATAATAATTATAGCATTCAAAATATAGATTTATGTTTATCTACTGAACTTAAAAAATGTCTAAAGAAAAAAAATGTTTATACCTATCACGATAATGAACTTTTAGGTATTATGATTGATAATGATAAAATTAATTATCTTAGTATTAATAAAACTATGAATAGTGACAATAATATAGAATATATAGGTAATATAATACATAAGAGTATTCATATACCTAGCTATCCTCTTCAAGTTGCTATATATAATACTAAAAATGATAATTTAATTGATGAAGCATATTGGATTACGAATTCATATGCTACTGATTTTATCCCTAATAAATGGTCTGTAGAAGTTATCGAACCTTCTAATTATAATAAAGAGGAATTACCTCCAAAAGAATCATTATCAGAAGATATAGAAGATACTAACAATTTAGAAGAAGAAAAAGAATATTCCTTGGAAAATTTAGAACCTTGGGATAAAAAAATATTTATTACAAGCTCAGAATTTAATCCGGAAACAAATATATTAAAACTTGGAACTAAAACTAATATGACTGAAGATAATATTAAATATCTAAAAAATGTATTAGTAAATATAGTATTAAATATTGATGGTATAGAAAGAACTTTAAGTATTCCATATTATGAATACCAAATAAAACCAAATTTAACTATAATGGAAATAGATATAAGTAAATATAGTAATTATTTATTAAATTTAGGGGAATTTAAAAGTTATTTAGAATTAGTTAGGTCTGATACTATTCAAGATAAAAATATAATTTCTAATGATACTAAAATTATTAATGTTGTTTAATATTAAATGACATATCCCCAAATGATTTTATTAATAATAATATTATTAATAGTAATATTATTAATATATTTCATAAAGAATGTAGAAGAATATAATATTTCACCTTCTTATTTAGAAGAAATAGATTTAGCAGAAAAACAACAACAATTAAAAATAAATAAATCACAATACCAAAAATTCTTAAAAGAAAGGAAGTTACTTGATAAATTTCTTGTAGACTATAATGAAAATAACGGTGGTACTAATTTAGAATTTGGCTACGACACATTAAAAGAAACTGACGAAAAAACATTAGGCTTTTGTCCTCTAGGGGAATATTACCAAAAACAAAAAGATTTAGAATTTAGTGATAAACCAGAACATTTACAATATTGCGCCAAATGTAAAAAATGCCAAGAAAAACCTAATTGGTATTTAGGAAGTGGTTGCCTTGGAGACCAAGACTCCGAATGCCAATTTGGAAAATTACCTTTAGATTTATACTTAAGAGGACATACTAAAAATAGTTTATTTCATAAAGCACTACCTCAACATAAACATAAATTTGTTAAAGGGATGAATAAATTTAGTGAATTTAATCATACACATTAAATTTTTTTTACATTAAATTTTTTTTACATTAAATTTTTTTTACATTAAATTATTTACATTAATATTTTTAGTTTAATATTTTTAATCTTTTATTTTATGTTTTATTATTATATATGGATAAATTTATTCAAAATCTTATAATAGTAATAACAGTAATACTTTTAATATTTATCATACAAATAACTATTGATAATTACGATAAAGAAAACACATATAAGATAAATAATATACATAGGGGAACCAATACTAATAATATAAATAAGAATAATAGTTATAATTTAATAGAAAATTTTGCCGGAGTAGATGCGACAAATATTACTAGTTTTGAACCTAGACAGGGTGATAGTTCTACTATAGTAACTATTACTGGAAGTGGATTAGATCATATTGGTGAAGTTACATTTGAAGATGTAGAATGTGTTATTTTCGAAGATAGAACAGATACAGAAATGAAAATTCTTCCACCTTCTTTAACTGAATTAGGTAAAACAATTCAAGAAGTTAGAGATATTATGAATAAAGGAGAAGATATCGGACTTCCTATAAAAAAAATAAAAATACTTAGAAGAATGAATATTACTAAACAAGACGGTATTTCTCCTTCTGACGCAATTATATTAGACGGTATTAGATTTCACTATATTGATAAAATTAATTATTTAGATAATTGCCCTAAACTCGAAGAACCTCCTAAACCAGAACCAGAACCTATTGTTGAAGAAGTTGATATTAATAGGGAAGTATCAGGTTCAGATATGGAATTTGTTAAGGAAATATTACCTAAAAAAATGAAACAATTACAGACATTAATAGATAAACAAAATGAGATTATAAATTATTATGAAGCATTAAATATCGACAATAATAATATTGAATATTTAAGCAAAATACAAGCATTGGAAACACTAAATAATATGAAGAAAGAATATAATATTCAACGATATAATATTCATAAGACTATAGGTAAGAGGTACGATTATTCATTTTGAATAAGAAATAATGATTATTCATTTTGAATAAGAAATAATGATTATTCATTTTGATAAAATAAATAAATAAAAACAAAAATTTTTTTTGTTTTGGTTTTTTGGGGGATAAGAAAATTGTTTCTTCTTCCTCCCCTAAAATATTTTCAACCCGCGTGAAAAGTACTCGAATGTACTTCTGGTTCAGTTGAATGACTGGAACCAATTTCCACAATTTCTGTGTATTCGGGGTTTTTCCAAATTTCGTTGTCCTCGAAGTATCCATACGTGTTTGCCGTAAGCTCTTCGTACAGTTGGTATTTGAGTTCTTGTCCGTATTTCACGAACTTTTCTTTCATATCGTCGAAAGAAATATAATGTGCTTCCACTCTTTCCAAATCAAAGGTTCTTTCCATTCCTCGGTAGAGTGTTTTATTCGCCAAGTTTCTTGCTTCTTCCTCTGAAGGTGCACTTACTATGATGGCGGAATAATAATCATACTCTAGTGGTAGCTTATTTGTTATAAGTTTCAAATGATAAATTTTATAATCTGCCATTTTGTTTTATTTTTATATTTTAAGATTTTTAATTTTCAATTTTTTTATAAAGAATGTATTTATAAAAGAATTAAATAAAGAATTAAATAAAAGAATTAAATAAAAATAATTTATTGAATTTTGGTTGAAGCAGAAATAACATAAATTGTATTTTCCGTAACAACTAAATATTCATTATTTACCTTGTAGGTATTTTGAATTGGTGAAGTGTGTTCATCATTACTCTTATAGATTATTTTATCGTCGTCATTTGAAGCAATACAAATTGCTCCCTTCAATGAATCAACATAAAAGTAATAACAAGTTGGTTTTTGTAACTTAATAGATAATTTACAAGCCTGGGTTAAAGTATCCGGACACGGAATAGATAATTTTGGTTTAGAATCTGCCATTTTATAATTTATTTAATTATTTTTTTTTTGGAATTTAGACACACTTAAAGAATTTCTCTATATAATTTCTATTTTCATATTTTCCAAATAATCATTTAACCAACTATGTTTTAATAAATCTTCCGCCGAAGATCTTTTATTGGGATCATATTCTAACATTTTCCCTATAAAATCTAATAATAAATCTAATTCTTCATCTTCCATATCAATTCGGTTCGTTAATTCTCCTTTTAAATCCCGCATCTCTATATTCCTATTTTTTAATATTCTACCTTTCATATCAAAATACTCGTCGCTATATTCACATTCTAATGTCATATCTCTCGGCATTTTCCCCAATAAACTATACATTTGTGCTAAATGAAATCTATCCTTTTCTATATCAACCTTATCACAATCCTCAAAATCAAATATAGTATCCCCTACTAATAATTCATATAACATACACCCTATTACCCAAATATCTGCTTTAGTATTAAATGTTCCATTTATAATATTCTCGGGAGGTCTATAACACCTAGTATAAATCTCTTCGTCATTTTTACTACTAATAAATTCAGTATTACCTAAATCTAATAATTTAACATCTATATTATCTAAATCTATATCTAATCTATATTTATCATCTTCATTTAATTCTTCTTCTTTTTCTAAGTCTTCTTCACGCAATTCTTCTATATTTAATTCTTTATTAACTAAATTTTTTATTTTTAATACATTTATTTTATTATTTATTTCTATAATTTTACTTGAATTTTCATTACAAAGTTCCTTAATTATTCTTTTCTTTAATTTTTTTTTCATTGTTTTTCTCTTAGATTTATCTAATCCTACTAACTTTTTATTAACTGTTTCTTCTAATATAAGATTATAACTTTGATGTAAATTTAATTTATCAACGTCTCCAATAATTGATTTTATTTTTTTATTACTTTCCCTAAATAATATATTATCTAACTTCAAATCACAATGGATTAAATTTTTCTTATGAAGAACATTTATACCTTCTAATAATGATTTCATTATTTTTCTAATCATATCGGAAGTTATAATATCGTCATTTTCCTCATATACTAAATAACTCAGTGAATTTCCTAATAATTCTAATAAAATTGCTTTTCTATTTCTACCATCTATTTTTATATCAAAATTATCAATCATTTCACAAATATTACTACATACTCCATCTCTATGAACTGTATTTAACATTTTAATCTCATTTATTAATGTATCGTCATCATTATCTTCCTGAATCTTTAAGGCATAATATTTATTAACAGTTAAATCATATACTAACCATACCTTACAAAATGTTCCACGAGACAAATATTTAATAACAATATATTTATCATTTAATAAGTTACCAATAAAGTTATCAGACACTTCTTGTTCATCGTCGGAAGATAAATCACCATCGGAATCTTCTTCTTGTCTTACTTTTTCTACTCTTTTTATAAATTTATTCTTCTTTGCTTGTGCTTTTAATAATCTATATTTCATAAAATATTATATTTTTATAGTTTTAAATATATTTATTATGAATTCAAAATTTATTTTTTTCCTTTTTTTTTACCAACTAATTTTTTCTTTTTAGTAACCGTTACCTTCTTTTTCGGTTGCGTTACCTTCTTTTTCGGTTGCGTTACCTTCTTTTTAGGTTTTTGTAAAGAAACATTATTTTGTCCTTTATTATTTTTATTGTTTAATAAAGTTTTTTTTTTAGAGTTTTTCATACTACTACATTTTTTAATATTTTTTCTTTTAGATATACTATTAACAGAAGCCCTTACAAATTGTGGAATACTTTTTTCTGAAACTTTATAAGCTCTATTAGTTTTATTATTACCATGTATAGTTCTTTCAACTAAATGATATGGACCTCCTTTAGATTCAGCAATTAATAATCTTCTTTTATTATTTAATTTAGTATTTCTCAATATTTTAACATTATTATTATTTCTATTATAGGAAAAATTATCTGTCATAAGAACAGGTTTTTTATTATTAGATGATTTGTGAAATATTTTTTTACTGGAAACCATTTTAACCATAGATTTACGATTATTAATATTCATATTTATAATTATATTAAATATATTTTTTTGTAATTAATTGTAAATTAAACGAATTATTTTATACTTATATTATAAATGCCATATTGGAATAATCCTAATTTTTTACTTTTACAAGATTACCCTTATAATAAAAAACAAATAGATGATTTTATAATTCGTGCCTATAAAATGGGTAAAACTAAAGTAATACATAATAAAGATAAATATGTAGTCAAAAATGAAATAGAAAGAATTAAAAAATATAAGAAATTTAGATTAACAAAACCTATACCAACAAAAAATAATTTAAAAAAAAGTAAAGAAAATGAAAATAAAAGAATGAAAAATTTTTTTAAAGATTTAAAGAAAAAATTAAAAAAAAATAAAAAAACTTTGAAAAAAAATCCTAAAAAGAAAATAGTTAAATCTATGAAGAATAAATAATTTTATATTATTGTTTCAATTTCATAATTATTTTTTTCATAAAATTTCTTTCTTTTTTCTGCCTGTCTTCCAAATATAGAGAATTTATCAACAAAATCAATTACTAAAGGAACTACTTTTCTATCTTCTTTTCTCATTCTAAGAATTCTCCCCACGGATTGTTCTATATTACTTTTAGGTGAAGCAAATATTAAAGTATTTAGTTCTTTACAATCAAAACCTTCACTTGCCATAGAATATGTAGCAAGCATAACGTCTTTATTTTCTGATTCTTTCAAGTGTTCTTGTTTCATCCCTCCTAAATAATAGCCTGACGTACAGAATTTAAGTTCTTCTAATTTTGTTTTTAAATACTCTAAGTGTTTTCTTCTATCACTAAGTATTAATATTTTCCTTTTTTCCTTTATACATTCTTCTATTTCCTTTAGAATAATTAAACTCCTTGGTTCATACGCACATATATTATTAATCATTGCGGGAGAATTTACTTGTCCTTTAAAATTAAACTTTATATCACTGTATTTTTCATTATCCGTATAGTATTCTATCATTTTAACTTTAACTTTTTCTTGTTCTCTCTTCTTTATTAAATAAACTATATCACCTAAAAACCATTCAAATACTTTAGATAATCCGTCTGTTCTTGTAGGAGTTGCGGATAGACCCAAAGTATATTGACAATTTACTTTAAGTAAAGAACGAGAAAATACCTCAGCACCTAAATGATGACATTCATCATAAATTACCATACCAAAATCACTAAATACCTCATCATCGTAATCTCTCATAGATATACTCTGTAACATACCTAATACTATATCAAAACCTTCTATATTAATAACTTTACCTTGGATTTTACCTATTTTTGCGTCTGGTAAAAAGAATTCTATTCTTTCCTTCCATTGATCCATTAAGAATTCTTTATGAACTATAACAAGTGCTTTTTTCCCTAAAGCAGCTAATAAATATAAAGCAATAACTGTTTTACCAAATCCACAAGGAACCGAAATAATTCCCCCACCTATATCTTTAGCAACTTCTAAATATTTTTCAACTACAGGTTTTTGATTATCTCTCAAATCATATTTAAATTTAATATTAATAGATTTTCCTTCTTCTATTTTATTAGTATCTAACTTACCTAAATGTTTTATACCATAAAATTTAGGTATATATATTTTTTTTTTACTTTCTAAATAAACTGGAAAAGGTTTATTATTTAGGTCATTGGCGTATTGATTTGGTATATAAGGTTTTACATATAGGGTTTTACATAGTTTTTTTAAATCTTGATTACTAATATTTTCTTTATAGATAGTATATCCTTTTTTTCCTATATAATTGTATTTCATATATAATTATTTTTATATTAATTATTATAAATCAATTTTATTAGAATTAATATTTTTTTAATCGAAAAATAAAATCTATATATAATTTATAAAAAATGAAAAATAACAAGAATAATATTATAGCTTCTGTCAATCATTCAATTAATAACATTAATAATAATGTTAAAAAAGTTGCCCGAAATGATTTAGTTGTTAACACAATTAGAGTATTATTAGTTATTTACGCTTCATTCGTTATTCCACAATTAAATGCCAACCAATTAAACTATGTTAATAATACTATAGTAAGATTAGTTATTGTTTCACTTATTGTATACTTATCATTTATTGATATGGTAACTGCTATGCTTTTACTTATTGCTTTTGTAGTAACAATTCACACTAACAAAAATCATAATCATCAAGCAAACGAAGTAAATGAAAATGACAAGAATTTTATTAACAAAGTTAATAATTTAACTAAAGCACAAATAGAAAATTATGAAAATGAAATTAACGCTAACGTAAGTGGCAATAATTCTAACGTAAGTGGCAATAATGCTAACGTAAGTGGTAATAATGCTAACGTAAATGCCAACAAAGTCAATTTAAATATGCAAGGAATACCTCCTACTTATGATGATTCGAGTGAGATATTAGGAGGTTCATTTGATGTTGTGCCAAGAGGAATTGGATCTGAAATAGATACTAAAGCAGTATTTAATTCAAATAATAATAAAGAAAAAGTAAATAATAAAAATAATAAAAATAATATAAATGTTGTTGATGTAAATGAAGCTATTAATAGAAATAATAAAGAGCAACCTGCTTCTGAAACTATGACGGAAAGTTTAATGAGAGCCAAAGGATTTAAAGATGATCCAAACTCTCCAATGGGTTTAACCACCGCACAACACTTATATGACGTTTCAGAAAACGCTGTTCCCGGGGCTGATGTTAATGACCAAGTTAAAACATTTGAAAAACAATTAGGTATTCAAGGTATGGATGAAATTACTGGTCCAAATGCCAGAAGATATGACGGATATCACTACAATAATGAAGCAGAAAGACCAAATTTAACTAGTGAAATGATTTTAGACAGAAAATCTGCTTAACTTATAAATTAAATATTGTTTATCACAATTAATTTCTTCAATATATTTAAAACCATTTTTTTTATATAAATTATGTAAAAAAAAAATATTTTTATCTACTCCTATTAATATTTCTTTTTTATATTTTTTTGCTTCTATAATTAATAAATGAATTAATATTTTACTTAAACCATTACCTCTATATTTTTTTTTTATGTATATATCAGTCAAAAAAATAGAATTTTTAGGTGGTATATAATTTGGAAATTCATTAATTACTATACAACCATAACCATAAACAGTATTGTTACCTATTAAAATAAAGAAATGTTCTAAATTATTTAATATAAATTTATTATAATATAATTTATATAAATCATTAAATGTATAAATTTGTATTTGATACCAATAATCTTTCCATTCATTAAAAAGTTCTATACATATATTTAAAAATAATTTTTCGTAATTACGAATATTTTCTAATTTCATTAATTAAAACTTTTATATTTATTGTAAATTTTATATTTATTTCAAATTACTTTTTATTGTATTTGCAACTTGATTTGCTTTAAAAACTGCTTCAGTAGCAAACTCTGCTCCTGTTAATTTTGCTATAAGTTGACTAAATAATTCATGTCTAAATATCATTTTAACTAAATAAACTGAAATTACTATAAGCATAATAAAAATCACGAATAACAGATATTTTTTCATATTACCTGCTTTATCTGGCACCATACAATATCCCCACCTAACTTTAGGGTTTTTTGTATAACACCATGGAGCACCTTCTAATCCACCAGGATCTCTACATTTATTGTGTGATTTCCATTTACCATCTCCAGATTTATTAAGTAATCCATCTCTCGCAAGTGTTTTAGTATCAACATCCATTTCGTCAAATGTATAACCTGATTTAGATAAAATAGTATTTTTAGTAAATAAATTTAATATATTACCTTCGTGGTGAACTTCATTTGAGCCCCAATCTTGACATTCGTCTCCTTCTAAAGTATATGTTAAATCTTCTCCTTGAAATTTGAAAATCATATTTTTTAAATCTACTGCTTCTTTATTTAATTCTTGTAAAATAAAATTATTTATTTCAAATTTTTCTTGTTTAGTTTCAATTAGGTCTAATAAATTTACATATTTAGAATTTTCATAAGTATCCATACGCCAACTTAATAAAAATAATAATAAAAGTTTTTTATCTACAGTTGAAAAATGAAGTGATAATTTATTAATATTATCACCTTTAAATTTATTAGTATCGCCATTTGTTACATTACTTTTAATTGTATCATAAGTATAATCTAGAGTTGTATCATTATTAAAAAAAATATTATTAGAATTTAAATTACTTAATTCTATACATGCCTTTTCTACAATTGTATCGTATTCTGCGTCTGTATCTATAATTTTTTGTTTAAAACCTTTTTTATCCATATACGTTTCAAAATAATTAGTATAATTATATTTTTTGGCATCGAAAACCATACTTGCGACATAATCATAATATTTATTAGAATCTTCTTCTTTTAAATCTATAATTTCCTTTATTGTTAAATCTTGTTCTCCTGCCTTACCTAAATCATCCCATCCATTATTGAGCATTTCTAACTGGTCTTCATTTGAATTATAATCTTTATTTTGACCTCCATAATAACTGTCTATTATTCTCTTGGCTCCCATTCTATATTCTACTCCAGACCTTGAATCCGTGGTTATTCTTATAGGAGCAATCATTTTATTTATCATATCTGCTTTAGTTTCCTCTTTTACTTCTTCTTCTTTTACTTCTACAGTATGATTATAAAATACAATTCTACCATTTAGAGGGTGTGTATTTCTATAACCAGAAGGATTTCCTTCTTGTCTAAAAATATCTATATATTCCTTCATTATTTCAATTTGTTCTTCAAATACTATCCAATTAAATGTTTCAAAACAAGGAGGCATCGGCAAAGAACCCTCATACGAAAAAAATGACATTTTATTAGGTATTAAATCATTTATATTCCAATCTTCACTTACGCTAATTTCTGTTATTTTATTTTCTTCATCATTACCTATTTTATTCATTTTCTTAAAATTACTATTTGTTATAAACTGTGATATAAACTTGTTTCCCTTCGTTCCTATGTGCCCTTTTCCTTCTTTTACTAATATACTAATAATAACACCTTTATTTTTTATAAAATTATTATTATGAGAACCTTCGACAGTGTGTGCGTGGTCTTCTTTTAAATCTGTATCAATTTCTGTTTCAAAACCTTTACCTTCTGGTAGAAAATCTTCTGATAAACTATGATAAAGATTTATTTCCATAACTGAACTATTACCATCTATAAGGTGATGACTCGGTGTATGAAAATATACTTTTTGTAAAGGTAATTTTTTATTATTAAAGGTTATAGAACTATTTTCATCCCAATCTAAATTAATTATATTTTGTTTATCCTTGGAAATATGACATTTACTCGGTTTATAATCAATACTTAATCCACACATTAAATTACAATCGTGAACCGATTTTGTATTTATGTTTATAGGTGATTGTTTTCCTTTCACTTTCACCATTTTACCTAAATTATTTAATTCATAAGAGTGACAATTACCTATTATATTATTTTCGCTATCTTTTTTAACTTGTTGCCATCCGTTATTTATTGTTGTTCCTTTTTTCTCTGGATATTTAAAGTCAACCATATTAAAATTAATAAATATTTTATTTTTTTGAATTATAAGTTATCTTATTTAATCTATTTTATAATTATTATTTATACTTTACTACCCTGTAATACTTTTAACATTAGTTTTTATATTATTTACAGTTTGATTTGCTTTAAATATTGCTTCAGACGCAAAATTTGCTCCTGTTAAAGCAGCAACAATTTTACTTATAATTTCGAATCTAAATAGATATTTAACAAAAACTATAGCAACTATACCTACCATTATAAATACACATACTAATACTATCCTCGCAATATATTTTGTATAATCAGGTTTGACACAATAATTCCATCTTCTTTTAGGGTTTTTAGTATAACACCAAGGTGCTGCTTTTACATTCCCTGGATTTCTACATTTATTATGTCTAAACCATTTTAATGTTTTTTTTCCTTCTGTATTATTATCTAAATCAAATGCTTCTTGGTCTGTTAAATTGGATTCATTTTCATCTCCTGAATGTGATTTCAATAATCCATTTCTAATATTATTTTTCTCTTTATAACTTAAATTATCCCAAGTTTTACCATTCTTACTATAAATTTCCGGCTTTTCCCAGAATTTCCAGAATGAACCTTCATAATGTGTTTCATTGGATAACCAATCTTGACATTCTTCATTATCTATAGTATGATCCATTTCTGGTCCAGCAACTTGAAGTTTAATATCAAAATCATTTTTAGCACACCAAGACATAATATTTCCTATACATATATCATATCTAGGTGTAAAAGATATTATCATACCTACCATTTTTTTCCATACAAACATTTCTAAATCAGCATTTAATTTACCATCTCCTTGCTGCCTTTTCCAACCATTTACTAATATATTATCATTTCCTCGTCCAGCGTTTATCCATTCCCCAGTCCCATCAGTATTATATATAATAAAATCTTGAATTACTAGCGCATCAAAATTGTTATCAAAAACTGTTAAATTCATTTTATCTCCTTTAATACTACTCATATCTACAAAAAGATTACCTTTTCCAGTTTCGTCGGGTCTATCAAATAAAAATTGATCATTTTTTTTATAAAATTTAAATTCATAATATGGAACATTAACATTGGATTTTTCAACTTCATATCCAGTATCAATTTTTACTGCATCGGGCGATAACTTATTAACATATGATTGAATAGGTAAAGTTCCTCTTTCCAAAATTTTTGTTTTCCAATATTTAGGAGAATAACCTTTTCTATCTCCTCCATGTTGTTTTGTTTCTTTTAAATTTATAATATCATTTGGTTTTATAATATATTCATATCCATTATTAGTATTAATCTTAGTATCAAGATTAAAAATATCAGCTATTTTTGTTTCTTCTTCTCTCCACAAAGTATTATTTAAAATAAATAAATAATTTTGTTGAGATAAAATATTAGTAATTTGTTCTGGATCTGTATATTTTCCACTTAATGAAATAAAAAATCTATATACTTGTAATAATATTTTATCATATTCTTTAGATTTAGTTTCTTTGTCTTTATTTATATTATTACTTATTAATATATCATTAGCTATATCATAAATTTTATATATAATTGTTTTTTTCTTTTTTGTATTAATATATGGTAAAAAAGTTTCATATAAAATATTTTCTTCATCTAGTAAATCTATTGTTACACTACCAGTGGGTATATTTTTATATATTTTATATTTATAATCCATAGATAAATTTAAATAATAAGTTCCATAATCTCCAGTATTATCATCTACAATATTATTTGTTGTTGTTAAAGTTATTAATTCTTTTAATATACCTTGTATACTATTATTTTTTCCTGAAATAATTTTATTAAAGTTTTCATCTATTATCTCTCCAACATTTTCTTCACATTTTATAAGTTTATTATAGTAAAGAATACATTTTCTTATATTATCTATTTTCATTAGTTCTTTATTATTTTTCCAATGTAAACTATTGGCATACTCGGGTTTATTCATTATTTCTTCTAATTCAACTTCATTTATAGAAAAATTATCAATACCATAAAAATTTTTAAAAATTTCTTCTAATTTTTTTTTAAATTGTCTTTCAAATGCACCTAAATAATCATATCCATCAGTATCAAATTTTATTCTTTTATAATAATTACTTTTCTCATCTAAATTAGTCATAGATCCAATTTTTGAATCAATCAGTTTAGGTGTAATATCTGTAAATACTCCTTGACCCCATTGATTCCACATATTTGCGACTTCTATAGCAGTTGATTGTTTATCTTGGAATGAACTTAAACTTCCTGTCCCAGTTGCGGACGCTAATATATCATCTGCTCTACTAATATATTCTTTTGAACCTATAATATCGTCTTTCATATAATTCAATCTAACAATACTTAGTAAATCTTTTATTTGGTCTCTTTTACTTTTTTTATATTGTTCATCTGTTATCATTTCTACATTGGTTCTGTAAAATAACGAAGCGTCTTTTAAAGTATTTATTTCTGTATTTGATATAGGAGGAAAACATTTATCTTTAATAATTTCAAAAATACCACTTTCAATACTTTGTATATTATCAAATACAATTACATTATAGTCATTTTCCCCTTTCTTATATTCATACATAAAATATGATTTTCTTTTAGGTAAAAGTTTGTCTATATTCCAATTAGAATGGACGCTTATTTTTGGCTCTTTTGTATCTAAAGAATCTAATTTATGAACGAATTGATTGAAAAATACATTTACCTCACTTCCCTTATGTTCCCCAATATTAAATAATATACAACTTACTATTTCACTCTTTATTCCTGCTTGTTTTGCTTCATGATGGTTATTATCACTATCCTTATCCTTTTTTGAATGATAATGGAAATGTTTTCGCAAAGGAGTTGTATCTTCCACATCATTATGATAATGATTATGGGCTATTATTCTTTCTCCTCCGTGATGTATATTCACCTCTAAATCAAATTTCTCACCGTCTACGGAATGTCTACTTGGTGAAAAAAAATAAATCTTATCTACCTCATAATTGGTATCACGATAATTTATAAAACTACCTTCTTCGTATTGAATATACTTTTTAATATTGATTGGATCTGTTTTATCTTCTACAATATGGCATTTTTTATTAGACATATAATCAATAACAATTTTACATAATAAATTACATTGGGTTGCTGTATCGACAATTAGATTTTTCTTATTTTTAATTGGAGATGTCATATTTGTTTATAAACTTATATTAATAATAGATAATTTATTTTTTTTTATTAACTTATTTTAGTTATTTAATTTAATAATGAAAACTTTTATTCCATTTACAACATTTATACTAATAACAATATTTTACCTCCTATACAGAAAATGTTATTTAAATAAAAGTATAGAACATTTTAATAGTCCAAATCCTACACCTACACTTAATTATTCTATTACACCTTCATATACAGAAAAAACTATTGAAGACCAATATTTAAAATTAGAATTTATTTATCTTAATCCTTTGTATAAAGATTTAACTATAAAATTAAAAGATGGAATATATACAAAAGAAGAAAATGACTGGAAAAGTAAATTAGAAAAAGAATTATGTACACCAGATGATATTAACGCAAATACACCAAGTGCCAGTGTTGATTCATGTACCTGTTTAAATTTGGGTATAAATAATGAAAAAATATGTGGTAAGGAATATTCGCGGTATATTTATGAATGTCCTAATATGTGTTCTAGTTGTAATAAATGTCATATTGACAAAATACATAAATCATATATAGAATGTAAAAATATAGAAAATAAGAAAAAATGTAAATCCTATAAAGATAAATTAATATTTAGTAAAGAATATTATACTTCTAATGATAGAAAATTTATAGAAATGCCACCAAAAAAAAATAATAAAAAAACATATAAAAAAATTATAATAAAAAGTAACCAAGCAAAAAATATATTCAAAACAACATTAATTAATGATTTTATCACGGATAATGATATCTTGCTTAAAATAAGTAAAAATGTAAACTATAATAAAGAATCCAAAGAAGAAAGCCCTTCACCAAGTCCAAAAGAAAGTCCAAAAGAAAGTCCTTCACCAAGTCCAAAAGAAAGTCCTTCACCAAGTCCAGCAATAGAAGGATTTAATAATAATGTATCAATTAAAAAAATAAAAAAAATAGTAATACAGAATGTATATTTTGATATGAAAACTATAGAATATGATATTTTTTATGAAGGTAAGGACGAAATTTATTTATTTATAGTTCCCAAAAAAAGACATATTGGTAAAAATATAAAACTAACTATTAAAGGTTATTATAAATTAGATAAAAATTATAGTTTTGATTTAGAAAAACAAATTAATATTTACGAATATATTGAAAAAGAAGTAGATATAAAAGAAATTAAGCAAATAAATGAATACGAATCTTCTCTGGCTAATGATTATGTCAATAATTATTTAGGTGATTCAGAATTAGAAAGTCCTCACCTTATGCGCAACCCTAGAATTATAAATGATATTAAAAATAAACCATTAGGGGAATTTAAGAAAAAAGAAATATTGGATAGTCCAAAGACATGGGTTGAAAGAATTGATATTAATAGACCTTGGATTTCTACCTTTACAGAGGTATTTTCTGATATTTATGCCGAATATAACCAAAAGAAAGATAATAACAGTCCTTCCTAATAATATATATATAAATAACTTAAATTTATTGTTAAATTTAAATCTTATTTTCTATAAAAATAAAATGTTTTCTTTATATTAATAAAATGGAAAATATATATAAGAATAATCTTTTAGTTTTAGATAATTTACCAATTGAAGAAAGTATTTATTATACTAATAATACAATTTCTAGAGAAGATAGATTTTTCGGTTCTATTAGGTTTGGAAACAATATAGATAAAATATTAGGAGTTGTCAATATTAGTTTTCTTCATTACTACAATTTGCTATTAATTGATAATGAAGATTCTTCAAAAGAAGAAATTAAAGAATTACTTACTAAATCTATAGAAGGTTTAGAAAATTTTAAAATTTATAGTGAAAATAATAATAGAGATACTAAAAAAATAAGTGATTTAATAGAATTATTCAAGAAATATTTAAATGAATATGAAACTGATAGATTTGCTAAAACACAAGAAAATATTAAACTTATACAAGATAATATTAATGTTATAGAAGAAGACTTAACAGAAATAAAATTAGATGAAGATAAAAACCAAGACACAAATAATAATAAATGTAATTATTTTACTAATTTATTTATAGGAATAAAAGACAGTATAACAGGATTTTTCATATCTATTTATAATCATATATTTGTATATTAAATTTACGCAGAAGGGTGTCCTGTATGTTTGTGTATTAGAGAACCTTCTGGATTTTCTATATTAGTATGACTCTGTGCTTCCCCGCTAATTATATGCGAATGAATATGTTTTGTATCATCTAATGTATCTACTTTACCTACCGAATCCTTTTCATCTCTACAAAAACACATATCGTCGTCACCTTGTAAACCTTTTTCCCCTACTTTACCTTTATTACCTCTTTCTCCTGGTAAATCTGTCATAAAATAATGGAATAATACAGTAGTTAGAATATTAAGTAAATTTACTAATACCAAAGCAATATACCAATTGAAGAATAATTTAAAAGAAGAGTCGTCGCTAATATTCGATCCATATCTAGTAAGTATTCCTACACCTACAATAAAAAATAAAGTTATTATAGCTAATATTAAAAACATTGTTTTATCAAGTTTCATTTATATTTATGAATTATAATTTTTTTATACTATTTTTTGATTTTGTTTTTGATTTTACTTTTTCTTAAAAAGTATTTTATGTTTTAGTATAAATATAATTAATTTCTTTTTGGTCTTTATCTTTATAAACCATTCTTTCACCTGTAAAAAACTTCTTACACTTATCTTCTTCTTCTCCTGCTTCATATATATCGCTTTTTAAAACAAAACTAGAATCCTTAAATATATAAGCATAATTACTCATATTAGTATCTATTTTCTGATAATTCATCATTATAAATTGACATCCCCAATCTAATCCTTTTCCTGGTTCATAATTTATAGGTGTTATACCACTAAATATTGAATCCGTTTTTATTTCAGGGGAAAGAATAGTAAATCCACATTTATTATATCTCTTTAAGTCATTTCCGGATAATTTATGGAATTCTTCATTAGAATAATCCTCTATATCTTCCTCGGCATCCACAACATCTTCGTGTCTAACATATAAAATTCTATACTGATTTTTATTGTTTTGTAATGTATAATTTGAAGCACTACTATAATTTACTACTTCCTCTAAATTAGTATCCTCGAAACCGGTACTACTAAATATTAATACCTTCCCTAAACAATCCTCTATAGTTATATCATTTATATAGTTTTTTTCCTTATTAGGTGAATTATAAGCATAACTACTATCCAATAAATATTCCCCCAATATTTCATATATATATTTATGAACTTTATTCAAACACCTAACATTCCTATTAGTTTTAAGATTTAAATATAAAATAAAAGGGTCTTTATATACCTTCAAATCTTTTAAATTAAAAGCAACTTTCGCAATTTCTCTTAAAAATAATTTTAAATTAATACTATTTAATGTATATTTCCATTCTCCTTCTTCTTCACCTACAGATACAACTGGTTCAACGTCTTCTCCATATCCACTATTAAATATTTCTAATTCTACGAATCGGGGTCCACATTTTAAAACTTCACTAAATACTTCTACACTAACATAATCAAATTTATGTAGACCACAAACATAAGGTCTATAAGCACTCGCAATATAGAAGTCCCTTAATTTTTTTTTATTAATATCTTCGATAGATATATAATCAGTTAAATTTTGTTGTTTTATTTCATTAGTTCTATAAATTGATAATTTAGCAAGAGCCATATAAACTCTAAATATTCTAGATACTAATAGAATTGCTCCTAATAATAATATTCCTATTAGTAAAAAAATGAAAAATAATACTTGATTACCCAATTGAGTTTCTTTTATTTCTTCATTTGTTTGGTCTCTAGGAATATTAATTTTCATTTTATTCATATTATTTGCTACATTATTTACTTTTTCAATTATTTTGTTTTTCATACCTTCCGCTTTTTCTTTTAGTGCCATTTAACTTTTTAATAGATTATTTTTTTATAAAAAAATATTTAATTATTAATATTTATCCATAAATATTTCATTCGTCAATATCTCAATATTTAGTTCTTTGGCCTTCTTCATTTTACTAGATTGACTTTCCATTGTTTCCACTATCAAAATATTAGTTTTTTTATTAACTGTATTTTGTATAACTCCACCTTCTAATTCTATTTTTTCTAAGATTTTTTTATCTCTTTTTCCAGTAATAACTATATTTTTGTTATTGAGTAATTTTGGTTTTTCCTTTTTCTCATTTGTTTTATTTTTTTTAATTACTATTTTTTTCTTCTTAAATTTAAGTTGATTATGTTCTAATAGGAATTCCTTTATTTCTGGCATTTTTTCCATAATTTTTATAGATGTCTTCTCTTGTATACTAGGTATTTCATTTAACATTTCTATTGTTATATCCATATCTTCATAGAAAATATTAGGGTATTTATTCGTTATCTTCTTTAATATCTTATATCCTATACTATCTAGAATTGAACTTCCTGTGATAACTTTTTCTATCTCTAATTCTTTATCAATAACATTATGTATACTATCATATATTTTAGTCGCACTTTTCTCTTTAATACCTTCCAAATCGAGTAAGTCTTCTACTCTAATATTCATTATTTCCTTGATAGTATGAAATCCGCCGTCATACATCTTATTAAATAATCCCGGACCTACATGTTCAATTTCTAAAGTCTTAAAGAAAGTTACAATTCTCTTAAATTTAACAGAAGCATTTTCTTCCATATTTAGAAGTATAATTTCTTTATGAGTTTCGTTCCATTCATAATCAACATCTGGTAATTGAGGTTCAGTTTTCTCTAAAACTTCAACAATCTTAGGTATTATCTCACCTCCTTTTATCATTTTAATTATTGCTCCTGGTCCAATACCATTTTTTACAATAAAGTCCGCATTATTTCCAGTTGCCTTCCTATTAGTTGTTCCACATAATAAAGTTGGTTCAATATTAACAATCGGTTTAAGTTTGCCGTGTTTACTGGCATTCCATTCAACATTAATAACTTTAGTTATCGCAAAATCTAAATCCATCTTGAAAGCAAAACTATATTTTGGATTCCCTTCGGTAGTTCTAGTATTTATCTTATTATTAGTAATAATTACACCGTCTATCTCATAATTAGAATGTTTTTTTCTCTCTAACATATATGAAGATAAATCATTGAAATTTATTTTTTCCCTTATTTCATTTCTAACAACTTGAAAACCTAAATCCTTTAAGAACTCCATTTGTTCAGAAGGCTTCATAATCGGTTCTATCAGTTCATAAACAACGAAATCTACTAATTTAAGGTAATCTTCCTTTTTACTAAAATCTTTTTGATTAGACATTCCCGCAACAAAACTTCTAGGATTGGCGAATTCGTCTTTCACTTTAATATAATTTTCTTTTGATACTAAGATTTCCCCTCTTACCATAAAATCTTTCTTTTTATTTAATTTTTTTTTATTAAGATTAACAAACTCCTGGATTTTACTAATATCTTTTCCTTCTTTTCCATTACCTCTAGTATAAATTTTTATATTATCACTTTTTTTTTCTAACAGAAATGAAATTCCGTCTAATTTATCTGATATTACTACTTCCCCGGGATAAGTTTTTATCCAATTATCTATATCTTTTTCGGTTTTCTTTTTATTCATACTACCCATATGAATTGGTAATTTTACCTTATCTTTCTTAATAGTTGAACCTATTTGTGATAGGAATTTACTATCAGGAAATTCTTGTTCTAAAATTGATTTAATTATATCGAAAACTTGATCCGAAATTAATACAGTTCCATCTTCGGTATTATAATAATTATCAGAACATTGATAAAGTAATTTCTCAATATCTTCTTGTGAAGCACTATTGACAAATTGTATTGGATTTTGTTCTATATAATCAAAATTCATATATTCAATATATTTATATGTAATTAAATCAATTTTATTATTATTAATTTTTTTTCTTTATTATTAAATTTTATATATTCTTCCTTATAATAGGTTCTTTTACTAAATTAAAACAATTATTTTTTAATTCTTCCCAATTTTCATTTAACTGAATATTATGTATATAAATATCTACTTCATTATTAAACCAATTTAGAGGATTAATATTATCTTCTGTATTAATACCAATTTCCCTTTTATATTTTAAAGTTACTGGTATAATTGGTATTTTATTTTCACTAGCTAATCTAAATAATCCCGATTTGAATTGTTTAGGTATTCCGTCTCTTGTAGGTTTTCCTTCTGGAAATATTATCATATTTTCATTATTATTAATTTTATTTTTAATTATTTCTTTTACTTGGTTTCCACTATCTAAATTACCTCTATCATAAGGCACTAATCTAAATGATTTTAAGAAAACTTTTTCAAGATATTTCAAAAATGAAAAATATTTAGGTAAATCTTCATCCGAACATAAATTAGATTTACAAACACAATTCGTTTTTTCAAAAAAATTTATTAAAATAGGCAAATCCGTCGCATTTTGGTGATTCGCAATAATAATACATTTTTTCTTCTTTAATATATCCAAATCACCTATAATATTTATTTTGTAATTATTTAATTTACCTTCTACCGAAAATTTAATAATCTTTTTAAAAAGTTTATAACTCGTTTCCTCTTTTAATATTAAAGTCAAAAACATATTTATTGAAATAAGAATTGTTAGCAATAATAATCTAATACTGTTTAGAAAAACACTATTAAATTTAATATTCATAAAAGACATAATTTATAAAAAAAATATAAACTTATTTTTAAATCATTTATTTACCAGTACTTCCAAAACCACCAGTTCCCCTACTAGTTTCACTAAGTTCTTCTACTAACTCAAATGTTATCGGTTCCAAATTAGGAGCACAAATTTGAAGTAATCTAGTTCCCTTCTCTACTACATAATCATTTTCACTATTATTATCAAAAAACCCTATTAAATGCCCTCTGTAATCTCTATCAATAATACCGACAGAATTCGCAAGTCTTAATGGTGTTTTTATAATTGAAGAACGAGGAAAAGTAAAAAATGATAATCCCTTTGATTTATCGTCTGTTAATGCTTCACACGCAATACCAGTATCAATTTTACCCATCTTTCCTGCTGGAATAGTAATATCTTCTAAAGTAAAGATATCTAATCCAGCATCTCCTTCGTGATAATTAGAATGGTTAATATAAAAAGGTTTCGATAGTTCGGTGGGTTTAATTAGTAAATGCATAGTTAAATAAAAATATGGTATAAGTTTTAAATAAATTTTATTTTTTTATAAAAAATAAATATATTGAGTAAAATAAATATATCGTAAAAAATAAATATATAGTGAAAAATAAATATATAGTAAAAAATAAATATATCTTAAAAAATAAATTAATATCTAAAAAATTAAATTCTATAAATTATGATTTTGGAGTAAGTTAAAAAAATATAAAATTGAAAAAAATTATTATACAATTTAAAATTTAAGATTTTTACTATAATATTAACTAAACTTTATAATGACTGAACAAAATATTCAAATTGAACAATCTACTATTGTAAATAATCAGATTGCTAATAACTTGGTTGATAATAACCTAGTTGAACCTATTTTAAAGGATAATCCTAACAGATTTGTTTTATTCCCAATAAACCACCACGCAATTTGGGAAATGTATAAGAAACATATGGGTCTTTTTTGGACTGCTGAAGAAATAGATTTAGGAGGGGATTTAGTGGATTGGCCTAAATTAAAGATAGAAGAGCAACATTTTATCAAGAATATATTGGCATTTTTCGCGGGGAGTGACGGAATTGTCTTAGAGAATTTAGGAACCAGATTTATGAATGAAATACAAATCCCTGAAGCAAAATGTTTCTATGGATTTCAAATAGCAATGGAAAATATTCATTCCGAAACCTATTCGCTTCTAATTGATACTTATATTAAGGATAATCAAGAGAAAAGTAGATTATTTAATGCGATTGAAACGATTCCTTCAGTTGCGAAAAAAGCACAGTGGGCTATTAAATGGATAGACGATAAAGAAGCAACATTCGCAACTAGATTAATTGCTTTTGCTTGTGTAGAGGGTATATTCTTTAGTGGGTCATTCTGTGCTATTTTCTGGTTAAAGAAGAGAGGATTAATGCCCGGATTAACTAGCAGTAATGAATTAATTAGTAGAGATGAAGGATTACATACAGAATTTGCTGTCTTAATTTATAGTATGTTGGAAAATAAATTAAGTTACGAAACTATAAAAGAAATTGTAGTGGAAGCAGTAGAAATAGAGAAAGAATTCATTATTGATTCTATACCATGTAAATTAATAGGTATGAATTCAGATTTAATGAGTGAATATATAGAATTTGTTGCTGATAGGTTATTGACACAATTAGGATATGAAAAGATTTACAATACTAAAAATCCATTCAGTTTTATGGAAATGATTTCAATGGAAGGCAAAACTAACTTTTTTGAAAAGAGAGTTATGGAATATTCAAAGTCTGGATTAGGTGTAGAAAAAGAAAAAATGGCTTTTACTATGGACGCTGATTTTTAAAGTAAAAAAGAAGCAGAATCGCTGAATTTTAAAGTAAAAAGAAGCAGAAACGCTGACTTTTAAAGTAAAAAAGAAGCAGAATCGCTGATTTTTAAAGTAAAAAAGAAGCAGAAACTCTGATTTTTAGATAATTTTTTTTAGTATTTTTATTATGAATTTTTATATTTAATACCATTAAGACTAAAATTAAGAGTATCTTCTCTTGATTTATCGTTATTATCTTTTACAATTTTTTGTATATCTAAAAATATTTCATTACCAATATCACCACTATTGCTAATAAATATATTCAAATCGTGTTTTTCTTGAATATTAGTTCTTTTATAGTAATAAAATTCCTTGAGGACATATTGTATAGGGGTTGCGGAAAAAATATTTTTAACATGAATTAATCTAACTATTACATCTGATTTAACAGAACCTGAAATAGATAAAGATTTGATAACAAACCTTTCTGCCTTAGTTAAAGCATATTTTATAGTATTGGATTTACCATGACCTGTTTTAATAAAGTCTTGAACGTGTTCAGTTCTAATATCTTCATCACCAGTGCTAACAACTTTAAAATTTAATAAATCTCGTAATCTATAATCTTTTATTCTTAAAATTTCATTTTCATTATATAAATAACCCGCATTTGAAATTTTGAATGTAGTGTCTTGTGTTGTATTAGTCTTATCAATTTTTATTGATGCTTTTCTTCCCGAACCTCCTTCTAATTCTAATACTAACGTATTACCACCATTAAATAATGATTCAAATACCCCAAATCCTCCAGTATACGCTCCTATATCAGCGTGATTATTTTCATAACTTTCTTCAATATGATCATACATCTGTTTGACTGTACTTCCAACTTTAGCTGTTACTCCATCCGCGTTAAAGGTAATCTTATCTGTATGGTCAATATCATCTCTGTATTGAATTAAATTAATATTCTTATTATAATATTGATTTGCGTATTGACAATTTAGATATTCGCAATTATAATCAAAATCAGTATTATTTAAAGACATTTCTAATGAAGTAATTCCATTATCTTCATCTTCTTCATCTTCTTCACCGGTTGCGCCTTTTTTATTTATAAAAAAAAACTCAATATCTCCATTATTAACTGTTGTTCCTGAAGGAAATGTAGTAATCTCAACCGAATTTAATTTAAATATTTTAACACTATCACCACTAGTTATGAATTTCAAAGGATAATAAGCATTATAATCATTCGCCGCAGATACTATTGTATCTAATTCTATAGTACCAGTTCCACTTGTTCCATCCGCTAATAAATATGATATAGAAAATTTAATACCGGCCATTGAATCAGAATGTGAAAATCTAACATTTAATATTTTATTACTATCAGTTGCATAAGTTAGATTATGTGAAGCATAATACGCCTCATTTGTATTCCATGACGCCTGGTGAAGACCCATATCAGATACACACGCGTGTAGAGAAACCCATGTATGATAATTTGTTTCATCTTTTTTATCTTCATAATTTCTACCAGGTATACCCATTTGGACATTTGTATTAAAATCTTCTATAGGTATAACTTTTCTACTATTTGCTTCTACATTAGTTAAAGTTCCGGTAGCTCTATTTCCTACCCATGTTACTGAATTATCCGTTTTTTTATAATTTAAGAAATAATCTGTAAATTCACTAGTTACTGCTGTATTTATTGTGTCAGTCGATGTTATTATATATTGTTTTGTTTTTTCTTTATCTGTAATAGTTCTTTCTGTATTATGATTATCACCTATATCACCTGAATCATAATTTAGATTTATATCTGGTAATAATATTGTATTATCTTTTGTTACAGTATTTTCGGCTAATAAAATAGTATCTCTTGCGTCTTCATTATCTTCTGTTTTATTTAATAAAATTGTAGCATTAGACATTTTTATTATATTATTATTCTATATTTTAAATACAAAAAATCTAATTTAAAAAATATATAATAATAATAATATTAAAATGGGTGGAGGATTATTAGATTTAGTCGCTAAAGGTGGACAAGATATATATTTTATTTGTAATCCCGAGATTTCTTTTTTTAAAAAGGTTTATAAAAGACATACCAATTTCTCTATTGAACAAGAAAAATTTCTATTTGACGGTGATTTAACATTTGGAAGAAGGGCAAAATTTACTATACCTAGACACGGAGATTTATTAAAAAATATGTTTTTACAATTCGAATTACCTGAACTTAGTACAGGACAGAAATATGTAAATTATATAGGTTATGCGTTAATTGATTATATTGAAATTTCTATAGGAGGAACAGTAATTGATAGACAAACAGGAGAATGGATGTATATTAATAATGAATTATCTGTTAAAAGTGGTTCTAAAGAAGGATATAGAAAAATGGTAGGAGGAAATGATAATTTTAAATTATATCAATTAAGTACGGGTAATACAGGTGGAACATTCATTGTTCCATTAAATTTTTGGTTTTCTAAAGATATAGGACTTGCTTTGCCTTTAGTTGCTTTACAATATCACGAAGTAGAAATAACTTTATCTCTTAGGAAGTTTAGTGAATTATATGTAACAGATACAGGAACAGCACCTACCGAACCTAAATTAACAAATTGTTTTATTTCTTTAGAATATGTTTATTTAGATAGTAAAGAGAGAAAATTATTCGCACAAAGTAATCACGAATATTTAATAAAACAAGTTCAATATAGCGAAAAAAATACAATTATAGCAAATCAAACAATAAAAAAAATACCTTTAAACTTTAATCATCCTATATTAGAATTAATATTTGTAGTTCAAAGAAATAATGCTTTTACTACAGGGGAAAATTCCGGAAATGATTATTTTTATTTTAGTAAATCCATAAATCCTAATGAAACTATAAAAAACGCACAAATATTACTTAATAATCAAGAAAGAACCCCTCTAATGACAAATAAAGAATTAAGATATCTAAATGTTATTAATTCACATACAAGTATTCCATATAATAATTTTATTTATTTATATTCATTCTCCTTAAATCCTGAATCATTTCAACCTTCTGGAAGTTGTAACTTTAGCAGATTTGATAATAAAGAACTTGCTATAGAATTTGTGGATGGTATTACTGCTTCAGATGTAAAGGTATTTGCTGTTAATTATAATATTTTAAGAATTACTATGGGAATGGCAGGTTTAGCTTATATTAACTAAATTATATTATTTTTTATTCTGATATTTCTTTAATAAATTAAGTAATTGTTTTTTATTCATTTTACTTATCCCTTTAACTTTCTTTTCCTTTAGGAAAAATCTTAGCATTGGAACTGTATATTTGGAAAAATCGTAATACTTACCACATTCCACTACTTTATTTCTCTTTAATCCTTGTAAATTATATACAGAATTAGTACATATACCATAAGGATTAAATTTAGTGTTTCTAACTTTCATAAGACAACTACAGTATTTCTTTTCTACAAATGATAATTTTTTTGTTTTAAATAATTTATTATATTTTTTTCTCTTTTCAATATTATTCTTTATTGAATCATTCTTTATTGAATCATTCTTTATTGAATCATTCTTTATTGAATCATTCTTTAAAGTAAAATAATCAAAAGTTTGTTTTTTAGTTTTTTTAGTATTTTTTTTCCCCATATTTAGTTTCTAGGAATAAAAAAAAATTATTTTAATTGTAATATATTTAAAAACATAAAATTTAAAATAATATATAAAATTTAAAATAATAAAATAAAATGACAAATTTTAAAAAAAAATTCACTACTTATCCCTTCCAATATTTCCCTCAATATTATTCCAGAAATAATTTATTACAATCCATAAAGGAAAATATTACATTTCGGGAGGATAATATAATAATAGGGAGAGGAGAGGATAAGGTAGAAAGGAAAGAACAAAGAAAAACGTGTTGGTTATCGAATGACGAAAATCTTACATTTGAATATTCGGGGAAAATAATGAAACCCGATAAAATACCTAATATAGTTCAAGAAATTATAGATATGGTTTATAAGGATTTTGGTATTAAATTTGACGGTGTATTAGTAAATTATTATGAAAATGGACAAGTAGGAATGGGATATCATAGTGATCCTATAGATAATAAATGGGATAATAATTTTATAGTTTACTCGGTAGGAGATGAGAGAAAATTTATATTTAGGGAGAAAGGAAATATTGATAATAAGATTGAATATTTATTTGCTAACGGAGATTTAATTTATATGTATGATGATTGTCAAGATAAGTATGAACATAGTATTAGGAAGAATAATGGTGACGGGGAGAGAATAAGTTTAGTATTTAAGAAGATAAATTAATTATCATTTTTTTTACCTATATGAGAAGAATAAGATATGTCTATTTTACTTTCTCCACCTATAGCATGTTTTGTATCAGATAAATTAATATTTGGTTCTTGTTTATTTGTTCCTCCGCTATCTTTAGATTGATAAGCACCTGAAACCATATCTGCGTAATTTGTTCCTTTAATTACAGTATTTCCGCAAGTACCACCATATTCATTATTTAAATCAGGGGTCCAAATACAAGCTGGAATTAAAGAATTATCTTTTCCTGTTTTATCGGGTAATGCAGCGTCTTTACATAATCCCTCTGTTGTTCTTTTTTCACACCCTGTTATAGTTAATCCTCCCACTTCTCCGCCACAATCTGTAAATTTAAGTTGCATTCCTAAACCTAAATGCGAAGTTATTAGAAAAGCATATACTAAACCAGGAATATAATAATATAATGTTAATCCGGCACAAACAAGAATTTTAAACATTCCCATTAATCCAAAAGACATAAATACACCTAATGGAGGGCATATTATAGTTGCTATAATATTAAGATATCCTTCGGAGGTCATTGTTTTATAACATCTCATATTTCTATATTTATGATTATATTGATAAGAAAAATTAGGATCTGAAGGATCCCAATTTTTTCCATCATTTTCTTTATCCGGAATATCGGGGTCAGGATGTTTATGGTGGTGATAATAACCTCCTAGGTCTCTTTTATCTAAAAAGCCTGTTATATTACTATGTTTAATATGATGTTTGGGTTCGTGTGGTAAACCCCACATTCCTCCTCTAAATGAGGAAAATATTGCAGCTTTCACCATTCTAAAGATTTGTAAAACTATATCCATAACCATTAAAAATATCATTTTTACAAATGTTAATATACACCTTACAATTGACCTTATCATAGTAATTGGGTTTAACCATAAAAAAATTATAGTTAAAAGGTCAAAAAATATATTTACTATATTCATAAAAAACATAGCAATCCACCCTGGTAATTTACCTATCCATTGTAGTGACTCTACTAAAGTCATAAATAAATCTACAATACTTAATACAAAATTTATAATGGCGTCTACTAAAACCATAAATAAATCTACAAAATTAACAAAAAAACTTACTATGGCATTTATAAAATCTGGTATAGCAGCAACTACACTTGCGAAGTGTTCTATTTTTTTCATTTTATTATTTACGTGTATTCCTAATAATGTTAATAGGATAAATATAATTGTAATAGAAAATTCATTCATTATTACAATTATATTAGAAATATTTATTCCATTTTATTCATTAAAAAATATTTTTATATCATAATATGAAGAATGCTAAACAATATATTTTTATTTTTCTTTTTGTAATCTTTGTCTTGATTATTATAAAAAAATATAAAAAATCTAATAACTATTTTTTATCTTTACATGATTCTATTAATATAATGACAAATGAAGAATATTTTACTCATTTTAATAACTATGATTATAAACTTAGGAAATGTTTTGATATTAATAATTGTAAGTCTAAATATCGAGAAAATGTTTTAGAATTTAGTAATAATGAAAAAAATATTTTAACAGATATGCTAAATCAATTCCTAAATAAATTAACTAAATACCAAAAAATATTCCTAAATCTTAAACTAATTAAAGTTGGCAATTATATAGAATCAACACTACCACATACCAGAAAAACTGCTATAGTATTATCACAAAAATGGATTACACAATTTGTTAATAATAATAATAATATTAATAATAGATTTATAACATTAATTAGTCACGAACAATTTCATATATTCCAAAGATATAATCCTCAATTAATGGAAGACTTATACACCAACTATTGGAATATGATTAAATATAATAAATTACCACCTAAATTAATGGCAATAAATAGAACTAACCCGGACGCTCTACCTAATAATATTTGGTTATTTCCTATAAGTAAAGGTGATACTAAAGAATATAAAAAATATATATTACCACTTTGTATTTACGATACTAAAAATAATAGTAGTATAAGAGATACTAAAAATGTTTATTTTAATTTAGAGAAAAAAGGAAATAAAATAGAATTTAGTAATTTAGATGAAGAAATAAAAAATCAAAATTTACTAAGTGAAAGTAAAGAGTTTAGAGATTTTTTTGGAAGTGAAACAAGTAATAATTATCATCCCAATGAATTATCTGCGTCTTTGTTTGAAATAATAATAGAGAAACATTTAGATAATATGGATTTACCTAATATACCTGCTATACATAAATTTGAGGAGTTTTTGAAGAACTTATAAATAATATTTTTGTAATATTAAAAGGTGTTTAAAAATTTTTACTTATTACTATTTTATTTCTACTTAATTTATTTTTCATAAATATAATTAGGTAGAAATTTAAATTAGTTTTATTTTTTCAATCATATAAATCTAATTAATAGAGTATAATATCTTTTCATTTAATTTTGTATCAGACATAGCGCAGTAATATGGAAATTTATAATCTCCATACAATGTTTCAATATCTTTATAATATTTTTTTGAAATATCAAATGGATTTTTTGCTTTATATAATAATTTAATAATATGTTTTTTTTTTTTTTGTCTAGGTATTGGTAATTCGTATATTTCATTATTGATTTTAAATGAACACCAAGAATAAATATGACTTTCTGTTAATATTTGAGGATTTGCTTCTTCGCTATTAAAAATAGGCGCTATAAATCCAATAACTTTTCCTTTTATATTTTTAGTATCTATTTTTGTAATATTATTACCATAAATACAATAATAATCTATTCCGTCATATATTAATAAACAATTTCCTTTGCCAAAATTTTTATTTTTTATATAAATATTTTCTGGATTTACATCATATCCAATAAATATTTTATAAAATTTAGGTAAAAAAAATATTTCTTTTTTATTAACAATAATTTTAGATTTTTTTTTTAAACTTACATAATTATTAAAATTTAATATATTTTTTTTGTTATAAATATTATTTGAATTGCTATTAATAGTT